TTCATATTGAATAGGTCTGAATTATTTTTTTCCATCTGCAGGTTTCGCTACAAAGTCTGCTCCTATCTTCGGATCAAGTTCTCTCAATCCTTGTGATAGTACTTCAATACCTTGTACTACTTCTCCATATGGTCTTGTAAATAGGTAGCGAAGTATGCTTTGCACTTGAGATCCAGATATAATATACTGTTTATCTACAACCTGCTGTTCTTGTTTGTTTTCTGCCATTTTATTAGCCCTTTCTTAAAATTTTTCTTTCATAAATGCTCAAATATAAACATATCTGAGTCTTTTAATACTAACACCCCAGCCAAGATAACATTTGTTTGTACGCTTAGATATGGGCGTTTAAACACTATTTGCTATGTTTCATTCATCTGGATACTCCTTTTGTTGTTTTTCTACATCTTGATCCAAAACTTCAGCGATTAATCTTTTTAAATACCATTCAGCTTTTTCTAAATCTTGAACTGGCTGTCCTTTGTATTTATATCTAGCCATGTATTTCATACATGCACCTTTGAGATAACCATGAAACTCCTCTGTTGTCATTGACTCTTTGATTAGGTCAATGGTCTCAGTCTTTGACTGACGATAATGCTGTGGAAAATTAACTACGTCTTCCATATCTTTTCTTTACCTCACTAATATGGACAGTCTCAATATCATACTCCCCACCTTTTACATTTCGTTTTACAACTAGCCCAGACCACCAGAGTCTTTGAGTATTATATGCGTACTTTTCTCTGTGAGTCAAGTAACAACCTGCAGATAATCCCATAATTTTTTTACCAGATGGTTTAGCTGCGATAGCATAATCTAATAAATGAGAATGCCCAACAGTACAAGATACTTTATTTTTATTAACTAAAGCTCTTGCCATGTTCTCACCTGAGATAGCTGTACCCATAACACCACTTGGAAAGTTGTGTGAATAGTACACACCATCAATCACAGCAGGATATCTGTAGTCATATGTATGCCATCCATACTCAGGATATTTTAGATCATCTATAGATAGGTGACCATCAAGCTCTGGATTATCTTCTACCATACGATCAATACGATCTTCATGATTGCCTAACATCATATGCATCTCTGGCTCGTGCCTGCCCAAACCATTATTAAATTTTTGTAGAGCATCATGTGCATGTTGTATATCTTTTTTATATCTTCTACCTTCAAAAGATTTTTTCTTTTTATCGTAGCTGGACATAGAATCCATGCTTGCAAAGTCACCCATACAGATTACTTTATCTACTTTTAAGTCCCTTGCCATGCGTCCTGCCCAAGTAAATCTTTCATTACTAGCACTAGGTGTACAGTGGGGGTCTCCTATTACTAAGTGTGTTGTCATTAATGTAAATCCTTTTTGTTTTTAAAATCTAAAATGTCTATAACATTATCGTCTGATCCATTCTCTTTGTCTCTACTTTGAGTATCATCATCATAGTATGCCTGCATACCTTCTGCATACACTATATCAGGATTCTCTGTTGCATACTTTACAAGTCCTTTTGCTATGTAAGAACAGACATCTCTATCATGAGGACCTTTAGGATCTATTATACCACAAGTAAATCCTTTTTCATGTGGTGTTATTATAACAGAAACAGATTGAAATATATCTATAGGCTTATCAAAATCTATGCTCATACAACCTCTATCTGAGCATCAATCAATCTAATTTGTTCATCCTCTTCTGGTACACCAGACTCTACTAGTTTTTTTCTTTTAACAGCAAGATCGTGTAGTGTATCTTCTACATCATCTTGTGCTTGTTCTGCTAAAGTTTCTATCTCTTCATCAGTTATTCCGTGTGGAAATGTAATCATATTAAGTCTCCTAAGTTAGTTTTCATATTTGATTCTTTTATTATACTTACAAACTTCTTAAAGTCAAGCACAATTAAAGGTTCTCTTTTGTTCATCTTCAATACCACAACAGGCTCAAGGTTAGCATTAGATATCGCCTGATCATATGCATCGTATAGTCCTTTCCATGTCTCTTTGTTTTTACACTCAATAGAAAATGGAAACAGTCCTTGTGCAAATCTAGATAACTTAACATCAACACCTGATTCACCCATGATGGCACAACAAACATCTTCATCTTTCTTTAAGTTAGGGAACGCACAAAGAAGTGCGTCCCTAACCCAGTTTTGTAGCCTTCGCCCCTTGGCTTTTCTACTGCGTATACTAGGCGACATCGTCCTCTACCCTAGGATTATTCACCTTAGTATACCAAACCCACTTAGGGTTTTTACCTTGCGACTGTTGTTGTGGTAACAGCTGCAAGTTTTCTCCCCAACAAGGAAACTTGTAAGGGCAGAAACCGCATGTGCTATTGAGTATTCTATTACCTGTCTTTTGCTTTCTAAAATACTCTTCTTCATCTTCATAGCATCTTTCAAACTTTTTATTTTTTTGTAAAGCTATAACATTGTTTTTAGCAGTTGTTAATGCTTTATCTTTGTATTCATCATCTGCTAGTGGTGTCTCTGTCAATGCCCACTCACCCGTAGATTTATTTATAACTATCCATCCTCCGAACGGTTTGCTTGCTCCCTCTGCGTAGACATATCCTTGTGTTGTGTATCCAAATACGTCATCAGTTGCAACTGTAGTGAAGCCTCCGTTTTCTCCAAACTTATTAGTAAAAGACCAAGGCGATGCACTTTTAATATCCCATACTTTATTATCGATTTCAACATCTAATGCACCATTTATTTCTATATCTTTTGTAGGCTTATACTTTATCTTTTTTTGTTCTGATTGTATATCAACACCTGCAGCTTTCATTACTATGATTGCAAGTTGCTCTACTAAATCTCCAAACATATTACGCATCTTTGCATTATATGGTTGGCCTTCTCCTTTTACACCTTTCTTTTCCATTTGTAGTTGACACAAAGGTCGTCCGATGTTTGATGCTCTTAGACCAAACTCTTTGTTTCTTTGGTCAGTGAACTGCTTTCTGAATGATTCCTTGCATGCCTCACCAAACTGATCAATCAAATCATCGGATACCTTGACCGCATCTTTCGATGCAGCTTCTAAAAACACCCTAACTTTTTCTAGGATGTCTTGGCTCATGACGATAGAACTTCGACAGGATCATCTTCGAACTCTGCGTCTACAGCCTCAGCCTCACTAGCTTTCACACTAATAGGCTCCGCCTTTTTAGCTTGTCTCCATAGCTCCACTATCTCCTCATTTTCTGTATTGATAGTTTCTTGAAAACTCAGAAGTGTTTCTTTCTCTGCATCTGTAAAAGAAACTTCATCCTTGTCTACAGTAATGTCGGACACATAGAATACATTACTGCCAGCCTTTTTCTTTTTTGTTTTAAGTGTAAGTGTATGATTAAACATTACCTTACCTCTTCGTCTAAGGCTTTCAATTGCTTCGCCAACAGGCTTAAAGTTACTGCCTGTTACTTTCCAAAGCACAGGTAAATTAGTTACATGTGCCTCTGCTCCACCTGGAAGAACACCATCAAATGATACTAAACCATAGATCAACCTGTAACACTTGATAGCTTTTTGCTTTGTTCTTTCTTCCTCTGAAAGATTAGCAAGTTCTTTTGCTGGTATTTTTCCACAACGAACACCACCTTTAGCATCTATAGCCTCGTCTTTCCAAGACTTAAATATAATACTACGATTGCTGTATTCGTTTTTCTCTGCGTCATACTTCATGTATTGATACGCATTGATGAATGGTCTGAATGTAACAGGCTTACCATAGGCTATGCTATCCAGCTCTGGAACATATGTTGCATAAGAACCAACAGGAACTTCCGCACCATCATCATTTTCTGGAAATCTGTTTATGGATAACTTCGGTAAGAAGTTACCAGTGGACGACTTCTCTTGTCCTATCATAGACATTATCTGTTCGTTAGATAAATTATCTATGTTACTTATTTCATTGTTTGTCATTAGACCTCCTTGATTATAATTATATATCTCTTATCTCTTCAATCACCATAAGGTTTTCTTTAGCTGTAGCTATCTTTACTATCAACTTATCTACCTCATCAAGATGCTGTGGATGCTCTCCAATACCAACTGATTTGTTTAAATAAATTTCAAGAACTGCCTTCGCCTCAGATATCTGTGCGTTATAGCGATCTACTAATGCGTTTAAGATTTGTGACATAATCCCACCCCTTACCATATTTTTAAAAAAAAGTCAACATAAATTTACAAATACTAGAAAAAAAGGCACAGCTAAAATAAATGCCAGTATAAGTAGCTGTTCTATAAAGTTAAACCATCTGTTCACATTACCATCCTTTCAATGTTTGGTTTTATCTCCTGCATATCTAACCAATTATCTCCTATTTTTAGCTCTGTGTCAAGAGGCACATTAAACTCCACTTTGTAAAACTCATACAAAGAATCAATAACATTTCTCGTAGCCCTGTTTAAAATTTTTGTCATTGCACCTATCTCATCTGGGTGAGCATCAACGACTATGGAATCATGCACAGTATTTATTAACAGGCTTTTTACATCTGAATACTTCATCATCTTGTATGCATTGATACAAGCAATAGGAACTATGTCTGCAGTTGCAAAGCCCTGCACAGGATAATTTTTTATCTGTGTAGAATAGCTAGATCCACCCCATGCCTGTCTTTGTGCATACGGGAAAGCATACTCACGACCTGATGGTAGTTTAACTTTCTTGTATTGTATTGCATCACTCTGTAGATTCTCATGCCACTTAGCTATGTCTTTGTATTTTTCTAAGAAAGCTTTGTAATATCTTTTCTCATCGTCATTACCTGACATGCCACCATATAAAGGTTTAAACGTATGTGCCTTTGCATCTTGTCTTGATACTCCAATAGTGTCAGCGGTAAACTGATGCACATCAACACCATCGTCTATGTCTTTCATCCCTTGTTTGTCTTGTGCTAAGAATACAGCAGTTCTAAATTCTAGCTGTGAAAAGTCTATCTCCATAATCTGTCCACCTTTAAATCTAGATGTAATAACTTTACGAATAGGAAAAGTATTTCCTCGTGGTTGGTTTTGGAAGTTTGGATCACGACTAGATAATCTTGCTGTCGCTGTGACACACTGCATAAACTTAGGATGAAGGATACTGTCTGTGTTCACATGATCTCTTATGCCATTTACAAATGTATTCAAGTATGTATCAATAGCATTGTACCTAATAATTAAATCGACAAACTCTTTCATATCTCCCTTTGCACGCATGGATAATTTTCTCAGTGTGTCTCTGTCTGTCTTAAACCCACCCTCTGCAACTTCTGATACACCAATAGGAAACTGATTGAATCCTGCAGTCCTGTTTAGTTCTAGATATATTACACCCTGACCTCCGCACTCGTGGCACTTAGATAAGTTTTTGTATCGTTCTCCATTCACTTTGAACTTTCTGATTTGACCAGTGCCATTACAGTGTAGGCACTTTGTAGCTGATGTTTTCTTTATCACCTCTGTGTTAGCAACAACCATATCTCTGAACCTAGACTTTGAAAGTGTAGGTCTGCGTTTCTTTTTCTTGGTAAATTTATCTATACCTATGTTGAACATATCCGCCCACTTCTTTTTATCTGTGACTTTTCTAGAATATATCAGCCAAGATAGCTGTTCTGTGCTGGCAGGATTGATAGGAGTATCGCCCATCTTGTCTTCAATAATTTTTTTTATCTGTTGTGCAAGTCTCCCAAACTCTTCCTTAAACTCTAACTCAACATTATTTAGTGCATCTAGGTCAATATGTATGCCATTTATTTCCATATCTGCAAGCACTGGTAGAAACTCGTTCATCATTTTGGCAGATTTAAGTAAGGGTCTGTTACCTTCTTTCTTAAAGTCTGCCATCTGGGCATCAAACAAAGCTCTCGTAGATACAACATCTTGCCTACCGTACTCTTCAATAATATTGACTGGTATATCTTCAAAAGATATTTTACGTTTCATGTAGTCATCAACTGCATCTGACTTCTGAGATATACTTCTGCGTTTACATATGTCCTTCAAAGACAGAGGCTTCCTGAGTCCACGCAGTAAAACATACTCGCCTATCATTGTATCATACAGTCTACCACTATATTTAAATCCTGACTCCAACAACCAAACTAAATCAAACTTAATGTTGTGACCAACAAGTAGTGTAGTCTTGTCTAGTATATCTTGAACTGCCTTGTGATTAGATTGTATATCAAAGTTCTCGTGATTGTGATTAAAAAAATAATACTCATCATTGACACCAATGCTAACCAAACAGTTGTTTGGATTAAATGGTAGTGGATCTACTTTGCCATCTACAATCTGAAAGCTGGTCTCTGCATCTAAAACTGTAATCATACTCTGTACCTCGATAGTTGTGGTTCTATATTACAGGTTATCTCTCCGTGATATCCTGATATCTTATTTTTACTTATACACATAACCCGAGTTGTGTCAAGTGAGTCTAGTGTACCATGCTTTCCTATACCTATAATTAAATCTGCTTCTGCAGCTTTACCTGTCTTTGAGTTCTCCATCATATCAAAAGATATTCTAGTCTTACCGTGTGCGTCTGCGGATGCTTGTGATATTGCAATGACACAACACTCATGCCTCTTTGCTATCTCTCTTGCTCCTGTGTACACAGCTCTTAACTTCTCGTCAGTCCTTGTAAAGTTACCAGTCATGCCAACCTTATCTAACTGATCAATAATAAGGATGTCTGGCTTGTTGCTACTGCAAAAACTGTCAACGTCATCAATAGTCCAATCAACAGTATCCATAAGTTTAACATTATCTTTTATCTCCTTCCATTTTTCTTTTGCTAAATCCATATTGTCTATGATCTCATCACGAGTCATGCCTGTGTGTGCATTTATAACTCTCATCTGTGTTCTTACTGCAGGTTCCTCGTTTATCAACGCACAAACTTTTGCTCCTTGTGATGCAAACCCTTGAAGTCCTCCAACAAGATTAACCCAGAATGCAGTCTTACCTGACTCTGGTCTTGCAAATACAATCACTAAATTACCTGGACCAACTCCTGGCACTTGTTCGTGTAGACTTGGTAAGTTAAACTCAAACTTAGTTTGTATGTCCAAAGACTCTATCAACTCAGGTATGTCCTCTGTGACTGACTCATGCTCATCTGCATCCTCTTCTGTGTTGTCTAGTAACTGTTTGATTTCATTAAATGATTTGTCCTGACCATTAAATATATCTGTGGCTATCACTGCAACCTTATGTGCCAAGTTTCGTTTGTGTACCGCTTCTATGATATCAGATGCAACAGCCTCGTTTGGTTCTGTTTCTTTTTTTATTTCTTGTACTAAAGTTTCAAAGTTTAATTTTGCAGCTCGTGTAAGTGCAGGGTTATATTTCTCTGTGTGTAAATCTATCAGCTCATCTATTGTGAGATCGTGTTCGTAATCTTTGTGTGCCTTTTCTATTGTTGTAAAAAAATTACCAAGACCATTACTGAATGTTGTCTTTGTAACTTTACCTTTGTTCTTTTCATAAAAAGGTTTCTTAAGTAATAATTTTATTAGCTGTCGTTCTTGCATAGTATCTCTCTTATCTCATCTGGTTTAAAATATTTTAGATCATCTTCTAACATGACCACTCTTGTCTTTGACCTGTACCCTAATTCTCTTGCTATGTCAAATGCTTTTGATGTTGCGTCTCTGTCTAGTGCAACAATAATATTATCAAACTTATTTTGTAATAGTGATATATACTCTGTTGGTAAACTTGTACCCATCAAGGCGACACCTGCATAGTCTTCTGATACTGCACAAGCTGATGCACAGTCCTCTACAACTACAGCGGTGTCGCCACTACCACATATGAAAGG